GAAATGGAGTTTTCCTTAAAAAAATTGGCAGATTCGTTAGACCCGCCAGAGGATTCAACATACTTGCCACCGCAAATACTAAGGGTAAAGGTTCAGACGACGGACGCTTTATTGGAACTAACGTGCTCAACGAAGCATTCCTCGAAAGATTCCCAGTAACATTCGAGCAAGCATATCCTGCACCTGCACACGAAATTAAGATACTTAAAAATGTTGCAGAGACACTTGGTGTCAAAGAAGATGATTTCTGTAAGAGACTTGTGGATTGGGCAGATATCATTCGCAAAACATTCTATGATGGTGGTATCGAGGAGATTATCAGCACTCGTAGATTAGTTCATGTGCTTCGTGCATTCTCTATCTTCAATGATAAGGAGAAAGCAATCAAAGTTTGTATCAATCGTTTCGATGAGGATACAAAGCAATCATTCTTAGAATTATATGATAAAGTAGATGCAGACTTTGAAATTACAAAAGAACTTGACGTAACAAAAGATGAAGCATCTATGGGATAATTACAAAAGCACTCTGTTCTCTATGTTCCCTGATTTGGAATATAGAGAAACATGGGCAGATTGGGAAAGTAAAGGTACTTCACTAATTGCCAAGACCTACTCAAATGATTACTTTATCAAAGCAAGAGAGGTTGATATATGGAGTGATAAATCTTCTATTTACAACAATATCATCTATCCAAAAACAGGGAGTAATCTCCCTTGTTTTGGTATGGATTTGATGGGATTTTTTGAAAAGAAAATAATAATTGTATTTGATTTTCAACATCCAAAAGAGAAATATCCTTTTTCAGTTGAGGGTTTACCTAAGAGTGAAGGAGACTATCGTTTCTTTGAACCTGGCAATCATTTCTCTGACAATATATACATCGCAAAATGCACTGCTAATGAAGTTGATGAACATCTAAAAATGTTCACAACCTACTTGACAAAGTATAAGGAGATGGTAGAATTAGAGAAACCCACTGGAATCGAAACCAGTGAATATAAAGATTTTGATGCATATATGACTAAACTTGACCCAGTAGCAGGATATCTGTCTGGTAAGTTTGGAAAAGACAAAGCAGAGAGTCTAGTCAACGATTTTCTTTTTACCTATGGATAAACGAGAAACAGAGCACTCAAAATATTGGTATGATTACACTCGTAATGACCCCAATAGAGAAAATCCTTTTACAGAAAATGATGGACTTGATTATGAAGTCGATTATATGAGTTCTTCTGCCGATTATATGTCTGATATAGACGATATGTATTCACATCATTTTACAATAGAACAACCAATGGCACACTATTACAAATATCATGAGGAAGAAATTCTAAAAGATATTGAAGAATATGTTTCTGGAACATATCAAGGACATTACACAGGCAACTCACATGAGTTTCGTAAGGTTCAAACTATTGACTTGATGGCATCTAAAGATTTAGCATCAGGATTTTGCCAAGCAAACATACTGAAATATGGAAGTAGGTATGGAAATAAAGATGGAAGAAATCAAAAGGACTTGCTAAAAGTCATACACTATGCTATGCTATTATTACACTTTGATGGACACTATAGTAAACCCCCTATGACAACAGGGAATATTGACATTAACATGCCTTAAACATAATGAATTTAAAAGAAAGAACTATGAAATTATCTGACAGCACACTTACTGTTCTTAAAAACTTTGCAGGTATTAACAACTCTATTCTAGTCAAAGAGGGTAAAAAACTTAGAACAATATCTGTTGCTAAAAATATTCTTGCAGAAGCAAATATTACAGAAGAATTTCCTCGTGATGTAGCAATTTATGATCTTAATCAATTTCTAAATGGATTAAGTTTACATGCAGATCCTGATTTAGATTTTAGTCCTGATTCATATATCACAATCAAAGAAGGAAAGAGAAGAGTTAAATATTTCTATGCAGATCCACAAGTAATTGTTGCACCTCCTGAGAAAGACATCACACTTCCTACTGAGGACGTATGTTTTCAATTAGATAGTACAGCATTAGATAAATTACTTAAAGCAGCTGCAGTATATCAATTACCAGATTTATCTGCGATTGGTGAAAATGGTGTTGTTAAATTAGTTGTAAGAGATAAAAAGAATGATACATCTAATGAGTATGCAGTTGTTGTTGGTGAAACAGATGCAGTATTTACATTCAATTTTAGAGTAGAAAATATTAAAATTATACCTGGTGCATATGACGTTGTAGTATCAAGTAAATTACTTTCTAAGTTTTCTAATACTCGTTATGATTTACAATATTACATTGCGTTAGAACCAGACTCAACATTTGGATAGTGGTTGTATAAATAAAGTGCCTTATGGTACTTTATGCTATCAAAATACGACAAACTATCAATCCAAAGAAATCCTTACAGAGAATATTCCAAACCTCTCAAACCCAAATACAACAATTCCAAATATCATCAATTAAGAATTTACTTTCAATGTGAAAGTGATTACTTTAAAAATAAAATCAAAAAGAAAAATGAATAATGTAGGATTAGAAGTTATCTTTTGGACAATATTATCACTTTATTTACTAACAAAATTTGGTGTATTTAAAAAGAAATGAAACTTACAGAAGAACTTATTGACAAGATACAAGAAGCTATGCTTCATACCAATTTAAAAGGTGAAATAAATTGGAAAGATGGTGATGATATTGAAGTTCAGATTGCAGGAACATTTGCAAAAGATAAATTTATTGTATTAAAAAATGCATCAAAAAATCCTTTTGAAAATGCTCAGCCACATCCTCATTTTGATTACGAAAAGAAAGTCTTTACTAAAGATGGTAGAGAAGAATATATGAAAGAAAAAGATAATATTAAGAAAATTGATAAAAAATAATATTGTGTTATAATAAAAGTAAGATATTTTTATTATGAACATTTTTGTGACAGATCCTGACCCTGTGAAGTCGGCAGAAGTTTTGCCTGACAAACACATTGTCAAGATGCCATTAGAGACTTGC